ACCATCGCCACGGCTTGCTCAAAACTCACTTATCCACCTTGCTGTTGAGCTGGTTGAATATCTTGTCCAGCATTCCCTTCACCTCGGTGATGTCCACGCGGTAGTCATCCTTACGGACAAACTTTTCGGAGGCATCCAACTGGTGCTGCATGATGGTCTTCTCTAGCGCAGTGTGGTTGTCCCATAGCATCCGTAGGAACCAACCGGCAACGGAGACAGCGATGGCGAGCAGGGCTTGAAACAGGCTTAGGGCTTCCATCATTGCTCCGCAAAAGCGTTTTGGTTGGGGGAACTTGCTACCGCACCAATAGCAAGGCGATTGACGGTTTTGCCAACCTTGCCGCCCACGTTACTTTTAGCACGGGCTTGTGCTTTGATTAATTCCTCTATGGCAGCGTCTGGGTTTCCGTACATCCAGCGAGCCAACACGGCAGCAGTACGGGCGTTTACACGGCCTTCTAGTTGCTTCCACACTTGTCGCGCAACCGTGTATTCGGTAGACAACATAGTAGGAGCGCCAGCAGCCGAAACCGCAGCACCGGCAGCGGCTTCAGTTGCAAGTTTTTCAGGGTTTGGCGTGCCTACTTGAGAGCCAAACCGCGCATTTGCCTCAACCTGTTTAGCGCGACGAAGGTCGTTAGCCACTACCTGCAGGTCGGTTAACTGCTCGGGCGTGTAGTTTTGACTAAGCGTCACTTCCGTTTGCTTGGGCAACTTAGGAACCTGCTTGCCAACCAAACTAACCTCATGCGCCCAGTTGGCAGTGTCCATGAGTTCTTTGTACTTGCTTGGCGTCAGCGCACGCTCTAGCAGCAGTTTGTTTTCAGTCAGGTACTTAATTGCTTGCTGCGTGTTGCCGCCGTTTACAAGGTCCATAGCACGACCGGACACTTCTTGCCCAAACGCCAGGCGACCACTTGGCCCCATAGCGGACAAGCCTTTTTCAAGGTTGGCGCTAGAACTCATCATGGTGTCAATCAATTCGTCAGGATTTTTGTCGCCAAACGTAGTGCGTAATGCATTTAGTTCTTTGTATCCCGCAGCCAACTTTTGCGCCTGCTGCTGCATTTGCGCCATATTTTGGCGAACAGGAACGCCAGCAGCCTCAAGGTCGTCAAACACCTTTTTGTGAGATGTTAACCATGACTGAGCGGCTTCTGGGCTTTTAGCCAACTGCTGCTCGTACAAGTCTTCAATACCAAGTTGTAGCGACTTACCAGCCTGCGGGTCGCCCCTAAACATTGCTTGAAACTCGGCAGCGCCGCTTTCGTTTGCAATAATTTTGTTGGTTACGTTGTCAGGGATTAGGCGCGGCACGTTTTTGCGAGTGTTGCCTAGCAAATCGACTTGCAAACCCGTTTTAAAGCGAGGCACAAACTCTGTACGATACTTTTGCAGCGCGGCAGAGTAAGCAGTTTTTGCTTCTGCGGGCAAACCGCTGCTCATCACGGCGTCATCAATCTCTTTGTGCAACGCGTTTATGCCGTGCAACTGAGTAGCTGCCGCCGCGCCAGTTGACGAGCGTGCTGCAGCAGAATCAAGGTTGATTGCTTTTCGCAGTTTGTCAGCGCGCTCAAGAGTGATGGGAAGCAACGCGCCGTTTGCGTCGCGCGGCAAAAGAGCAAACTCAGTAGCCGTAAACGAAGTTCCGCGAGGAACATCAGACAGCGGCATACCAAAGATTTCTTCTGCTTTCCTTGCTAAGGGGCTGGGGTCAATTGCCTCCATGCCACCAGCTTTGGTGTAAGCATCTTGATATGCAGGGTCAATGACTTGTTCACGAACATCTTTTTTCAGTGCCGCTCCGCGTTCAGCAATAGCCTTGCCGGGGGCTAATTGCCCCTGTGCGCCAAGGTTTCCGGTAAGCGCGGCCTGCTGTTGCTTTAATGTGGCTTCAGTCGCCTGCAACTCAGTTTGCAAGGACGCAAGTGCTCGCTGCTTTGCACCAGCAGCATTTGGGGCAAGTGCATTAGCCTGCGTCCGCAAGTCATCGCTGATGCGGGTAATTTGGTCTTGCAGTGCCTTTACGCGCTGTGCCGTAGCGTTGTAAATCTCTCTGTTGACCGCGTTAGATGCACCAGGCAACGCTTGCTCAAGTGCCGCAATAGTGGGGTTGTTCTGCCCAAACGCCGCTTGGCGTTCAGCAAGCGTAGCAACTAGCCCCGGCGTAGTTTCAAGGTTTTGGGTACCTTGCAACATATTTACAAGGTCATCACCACCTGAGGCGCGAACAAGTGCATTTGCGGCGGTACGTTCGGGGGCAAACATAGACCCAAAAAAGTCGCCTGCCTTCCTCAGTCCAACGCCGCCTGCTGCAACGCCAAGCGGAACGCCAGCGCCAATCAGCGTATTAAGGCCGACATTCTCAGGGTCAAAAACAACTGAGGTTGGAGCCATAGCGCCCGCGCCTCCCGCAGCCCGAGCGCCTTGTCGGACGGCAAAGTTTGCAGCGCCGGTACCCTCGCCAAGTGCGCCAATGTCAAAGCCACCAGTTTGAACAGACCTGCCAAGGGCATTAACGGTAGGCGCAGCAGAACGAAAAAGCGGAGCAGCAGCCCTTACAACACCGCCAGCGCCCATGCTTATTGGAATGCTAGCGACGGTAGCCAACGCCATTGGCCCAGTGTTGGTGTAGGCGCGGCTTTGCGGGTTGTCAGCACCCGCCCTGCCAAGCCTACTAGCGGGCAACGTAACGTCAGGCTGGGCGCCAAAATAACCAGCAACGGTATCTATGGCACGACCACCTGCCTCTATAGCGCCGCCAACAACGTCAAATGGCGTGCCGCCAAGCGTGTATTTAAGTGCCTCGTAAGGCAAACGCGCAAAGGCTCCCATTGTGCTGACCTTCTGCTCAGGTTCAGCATCTTGACCGCCTACAGGCTTTGCCGTGGAAAGGTCAAATCCTGACTTTGGCTTGCCAGTAGACTTTGGCGCGGCAGCGGGCTTTGCGGAGGCAAGGTCGAATGCCATTATCGCGTCTCCTGAAAACTCTTTCGGTCAGGGCTGACGTACGCACTGTTGCCTTGTGCATCAGTTTCAAGACGCCATCCCTTGTAGTTATAAGAAGGAGGCGGAGGAACAGGAATCTCTCTGTAGTACTGGTCAAGATTAGATTTGGGGTTGCTAGCGGAAGCAGCACGACGCTCCTCGTTGTACTGCAAAATTGCGGCACGGTTGGCTTGTTGACGCAAAAACAGAATCCTTTTAATGGCTCCTGGCGTCAGGTCAACGTTTCCGCCCGCAATCTTTTCAGCGTATATACGGTCGTTGTCAGAAAGTCCGGTGCCAGCACCAAACGATTTGATAGTTTCAGCAGTTTCTCGGCCCATTTGCGAAAAGAAAGTCTGCGTTTCTTCCGCGCCTTCAAGCCCAAACGCCTTGGCAACTGCTAAACGAGGGTTGCCCAAGGTGCCGGAAATAAATTCTTTGCTATTGAGCAAAGGCGTCAATCGTTCAATGTTGCTATAGCTGCTACTTGCAGACCGAGCGCCCCTTTGCATTTCGCCCAAATTTGCAGCCGCATCTTTTGCAATGGTCTTGCCAAATTCAGTTTCGTCAGGGCCAAGATTGATGTTAACGCCCGCGCTTTTTGGTGGTGCTTTTCGCGTTGCCAACGTCGTGCCGGTGGGAGTCATCATTTCAATACCAGCCGCCGTCTCAACAGGCCGTACCGCATCGTAAAGTTTCTTGACGCCAAGCGCCGACTCAGCAATAAGTTGCGGCAGTTCGCCACGCTGAATGCGAGCCATGATTTGTGCGCGGCTATCGGCGGCGTTAATTCCCATTTCTGCTAGCTTTTGGCCAACAATAGGGTCTTTATGATTACCTTCATGCCACGCCATGTACGCTTCAGGCGTCATGTTTGGATTGAGCAAAGTGCTTCTAGCTTCAAGGGTTTGACCAAACAACTCAAGGTCGGCCTTCCCGCGCTTAGACTTAGCCTCGCCTTCCTCGTACTCTTGCTTAATGACGCCCGGCAAAAGTGCGCCTTGTCCGCCTTGTGCAAGACCACGCCGAAGTTTTCCGTAATCAAGCGTACCTTCAGGGCTAACAGACTCGCCATACACTTTGTTAAGCAAAGCCGTGCGCGCCCGGTCAGCAGCAAGGTCAGTCATTTGCTGTTCAGCAAGGGCGTTCTGCTGCTGCATGGACTTCAGCTTCATCATGTTGCCCATCATGTTGACGGGCGACTCAAACTGCGGGGACTGAAAGCCCATTGCAATGCGAGGGTCTAGTGGCATGACTTAGCCTCCAACCTTAGCAGGGAACATTTTGCCAAGCATTTGACCCTGCATAAACGCATTGCCAGCGCCCTGTAGCGCGTTGCTCCAAGCGTTGGCAGACCCCATGTAGCCCGAAGCACGGGCGTTGCCCATGTCCATTAGCGTCTGTCCGGCCTGTTGACCGTAGTTGCCAGCCGCCTGTGTCTGCGCGTTAGTAGCGCCCTGACCCACAGCCTGCTGGCCGGTAAGCATATTGTAGCGAGTGCCGCGATTCTGGTTGTAACGGTTGTAGGCGTTCTGGTATTCCTGCGAACCCATCTCCTGCCCGTACCGCTGTGCCGCCTTGAGAGCGCCGCCAGAGATAAGGCCGCCGCGTGCAGCCGCCTGACGGTCCATGCCCTTCAACCCTTCCTGCAAGCGGAAAGCGTAACCAGGGTCTGCCTGAAAGTCCTCTGCAGAGAAGTCGCGCAGCATATTGCCGTAGCCCTGCGAGGCAGCATCACCGCCGAGGCCAAACTGCCGCAGCAATTCAGCCTGCGTGGTAAGCCCAGCCTGACGGAACGGTTCCTGCAGAGCAACCTGCTGGTTGAACATCCTTTCCTGCAAAGCGTTTGCTTCACGGGCGGCTTGCAATTGCGCCTTAGCAGCTTTCTTTGCTCCGCTAGAGCCAAACAAACCGCCAAGAAGAGAACCGCCAGCGACAATACCGGCTGCTGCAATAAAGCTCATGTCAGCACCTCAATAGGTGTGGGTTTAATCTTGTTGCCGACCGCAAACATACTGGTCGGGTCATCTTCCACCAACTCATCCTCCACGGCCTCTACGGTCGCAGAGTCAACGCGGTGGATAGTCATGCACATCGCATCCGTTTCAGCGTAGACGGCGCGCTTGGTGCCGGGGCTGCTAGTAATAAGATGCGGTCCAGTAACGTACTGAACGCCGTCGTCCGTGGTAACGGCAACCGTGCCGTACACCACCATGTAGAAATGCTCTTTTTTGTGGACCTTGCCGACAATCAACGTGCCAGCAGGACGCCACACTTGGCGGCAGTACATACCGCCGTGAAAGATATGCTCAGTCGGCAGTTCCACCTGCGGCATTTTGGACAACTCCATTTGGAGTGCCTCCACCGCCTTACGGCTTTCGGCAGACTGAACTACTGCGCTCACGTCACTTCCCGCCCACTGGCGCGGATGTTGATAGCCGAACCCGTACCCGCCACGGTTGAGATGTACCCGCCGGACTCAAGGTAGTGACCGACAATCTCAGGGAACGTGTACGTCTCACCCGCCGCCAGCGACTTAGTCTTCACGGTCAGGTTTTGGTTGCCGGTACTATCGTACTGCGTGACCAAGTTGACAGACAGGGTTGCCGCCGACGCCGAGTAATTGGTCGCCGTGAACTTGTCGATGATAGTTTTGACACCGCCAGCCGTGTATTGGACTGTCTGAGCGGACTCAGCAATCTTGGACGGTATCAGCACCTTTAGCGTAACAGTCATTTCTTGGCCTGCTTCACAGCGTCAACCGGACGGGAGCCACCAGCCTTTTTGGCTGTTTCACGTGGAACGTACCAAACATGGTAGACGCCGTAAACCACAAAGGCGATTACCACTGCGATGAACAAAGTTTCCATGTCTGCTCCTTAACTGAACACAAACCGGACGCGACCGTTAGAGCCGGGTGCGCCGTTGGTGGGAGCAAGAAAAGGGTCACTCTCGCCGCTGTCGCCACCGTCACCGCCTGCACCGCCAGTCAGGCTACTGTCACCGACAATACCTGCGCCGCCGCCGCCGTTGGAGCCTGCCGTACCCGTCGTGTTCGTTACCGAACCGCCGCTAGCCGTACCGCCCGCACCGTTGCCCGAGGTCTGCCCGGCGACCAAGCCACCCGCACCGCCGTTGCCCGTCAGCGCAGTCATGCTGAACGTGCCTGCGTAGGCGTTGGATAGACCGCCAGCCCCGCCGTTGGAAATACCCCCGGCACCGACAGTATAGAGAATTGTCTGCCCACCCGCACCCGTAACGGTCAGGCTGCTTTTGGAGTAGCCGCCAGCGCCACCACCGCCGCCTGACAGGCCGCTGGAGATGGCACCCCTGCCACCACCACCGCCCCCGCCCCACACCTGTACGGTGCAGGTGGTGTAGCCGCCAGGAATGGTCAGGGTGCCGCTGCCTGCCGCGTCGTAGTCAAACGTGTTGGCGGCAACAATTGAGAACGAGGCCAGCCCTGCGCCGATGCCGGACATATCAGGTTATCCCAGTGCCGGACGCTAGCCAGTTGGTAGCCCCCACCTTGGTGAGGGTGGCAAGGCCGTTGCGGGCAAGGGTACGGGTGCCGGTCGTGGTGCTGTTGGCGAGCGTCAGGGTGTCCGTGGTAATGGCAATGGACAGGGACGTGGCGTCCGTGTTGACCACCATAATGGTCGTGCCGATAGGAAAGGCTACCGTGCCGTTGGCGGGAATAGTCAGCGTCAGGCTAGTGCCGTTCATCAGCACCTGCTTGCCACGGTCTGCCAGCACCAACTGGTAGTTGGCGGTCTGCGAGTTCTGCGGGCAGTCCCGCCAGCCGATGTTGTAGGTGTTGTTCAGTTCGTCCTTAGCGGACGCCGTGCCGGTGAAGGTAGGCGAGGCTAGGGGGGCGTAGGTAGAGGCTGCTGTAGCCGCCGTAATGCCGTCTGTGATGCCATATCCGGATAGGGTAGTCGGTTCGCCCGTGATGGCCGACCAAGGCACCGAGGACGGGTCGTTAATAGCCCGAAGGTTGTCCATCGTCCACAGGGTGACGCTGGTGGAGGTCTTCAGGACAAACTTGTACGCCGCGCCCGTGGTCAGCCAGACCTCAGACGGAATGCGCCCAGCCGAATCCATCACGATGGGGTTGGTGTGCGCCACCGTGCCTGCCGAGTCCTGATAGGCCGTGACGGGGGTGGTCGTGCCAGCCGAGTAGATGTACAGCAGGCCGCCGGACAGGATAAGACCTGAGTTGTCTAGAAACTGCCAGCCAGCGCCAGCGACAGGAGAAAGTGCGACAGCCATAAATGATTCCTTGTTACTTTGCTACCCAACCCGTGTTGGTTCCAGCGCCTGATTCTTTCACATACACGGACGTGCCTGCGCCGCCGCTTTTGTTGAGATACAGGTCGCCAGGGTTACCAACAAGCACGCTGTTGGGGCTACCAAAACCAGACTGAATAAGCGCACCGCCTACGGAAACAACAGCGCCAAATGGGGCTGATTGCGGCGGCTGCAGTTGCATATCCCACAGGGTCTTTTGCATCTCAGCCAAGTCGTCTACAGATGCCCCGCCTGACGGGCTAACCTGCACGTCATCCAGCGAAACGGCACTGTTGCCGCCGCCCGCGATGTCGTAAATGTTGACGAAAAACCGATACCACTCACGCGCCATCAGCCCTGTGCGCTTGTCAATGAAGTCAACACGCGGGGCAGGTATCTGAGTGACGTTAGGAGGGTTCTCAGCCATTGGTGCCATCTATCGCAAGTTCAGCACCCATAATGACCATTTTGACGGGGTCGGTGCCGCTGAGTTCGTAGACACGGTCGCGCAGCTTAATGGTCATGCCGAGCCGCCGCCAAATGGCACGGGTAGCGTACCCGCCAATGCCGCCAATGCTGACCCAGCGTTCGTTAGACCAAGTGTGACCACCGTCGTCGGAGAAGCGCAACATGACCTGGGGGGCAGACCCCTGCCCGGTCAGTAGCCCTACGCCCGTCTCGCAGTCCAACTGCAGGGAATGGTGGGTAGTGCGCTTCAGGTCGTTTTGCCCCGTGGGAATGGCACGCCATGAGCGCAGCCACTTCTGCGGGACGCCGTTGTCGGCATACACCGACAGGTCAAGGACGTACACGCTGCCGTTCTCGTAGTCGCCAACGTGCGGGACGTTGTTAAACGCCGCTTGGCAATTGCTGCGGTGCCGCACAAAGTCGCCGTTTAGGAAGCCAGCACGTTCGTGCCATGAGTTGACGGCTACGTCGTACACCCACGTTTTGCCCGCAGTCGGGAAGGTCAGCACATAAAATGCGTGGCCCTCTTGCTGATATGTATAAGCAATGGCGTCCGAAATAGTGCCGTAAGACTGGATGGCGTACTCAATTGCATGAGTAGAAACGCGCTGTCCCGTGTATCCGTTGGCGCGGTAGACAATTCCCTGCCCGCGAGCGTCAGCACCCAGCCAGAAGATGCCATTGTCCAGCTTGGCAACCGAGTACGGGGCGACACATCCGATTTCATTGAAAGCGCCCTGAATGCGAGTCAGCGGGAAGTCCGCCTCGCCCGAGTTGTACCAAACTTCCGTGGAGTCCGTGCCGAACAGCCACAGTTCGCGGTGGTCCACGATAAGCGACACCAGCCCGTCAGGCGAGCCTTCAGCGGACGCAAAATCCAGCGGGTCTACCGACAAACCGTCTAGCAGGGAGGTAATCCACACCGTCTGGCTGTTGGGCTGGTTGAATACAAAGTAGCCGTCTAGGTAGCCGACGTTTACCGCGCCCTCAAAGTCAGGGTCGGTAATCTGGGCAAACACGTCGGTGGTGTAGTTGTAGATGAACCCGTCAGGGTTGCAGGCGATGAACAACTGAGTGCCGTTGTCCGCCATGCTCACAGGGCCAGTGCCGGTCACCGTGCCTTTCAGCGTGGCGACGTAGGCAGAGGTCACTTGGTAAAAGCCCGTGCCTGAGACGACGTACAGGTAGCCGCTGTGCGACCACATACCACGGATAGGACCGTTACCTACGGTAGCCACTAGGCGCAAGCCAGGCGCACGGTTCAGGAAGCCGGGTTCCTTGCCGCCCTCGGGGATGGCTTCCGGGAACATATTAATCATTCTGTTGTCGGCGGCGTTAATTGACCGAGCAACATATGCCGCGCCAAGTATGGGCGTCTTGGCCATCAGAAATTTCCAGCGTAGATATTGTAGCGTTGGCGCGTGCCCACGATGCTGTACGGGATGGACATGACATCGCCGGGGTTGTTGATGCGCTTCAGGTTCCGCTTGCTGGACATGGCAATGCGCTGCACCTGCGGCGAGGGTTCCACGCCAAACTCAGGCGCAAGTTCACAGGCAAGGTTGTAGCGGAACGCACGCAGGTAGCCAGGCGGGAAGGCCAGCGACGTACCCAAGGCGGCGGGCTGGTCAAGCGGGTTTACCGAGATGAAATGCCACTCCAGCGCACGAGTCGGCACTGGGTAGATGTGCATATCAATGTTGGGGTAGTTGGTGTTAATCCACAACACCTGCGGGTAGGACGAGGTCACGGTCTTGACCGCAATGCCGTCGTACTGCTGCTGGTTGATGATTTTGATGCCGTACGAGATGCCTGAGGACGGGTCAATAAAGTAGGTGCTGTCGTCCATGAGAATGGGACGGTTGCCAATAAAGTCACCCGTGGGGCCAAGCGTCTGGCTCAACTGACCTGCAGGCCAAGTGAACACCTGCTCCTGCGTGGTGAAGATGGACAAACGCTCGGTGTTCCACGAATCAATCATCTGCTGCATGGCAACAAGGGCATCTGCGCCGGTAGCGGCAGACGGCGTCTCACCTTCGGCAAGCATCCCCAGCAGGCGCAGGGAGCCGTTGATGATGTCGCTGGCAGTGACTGCGGCAGGACTGCCGGAAAGTACGATGGGCATTACTGTTTCTCCGTGCGCTTAAGCCACGCCGCAAACACTTCATCTTGCAAATGCAACTGCCATTCGGCTTCCGACATTTGGCCGGACAGGTAGCATTGTAGGAGCAGGTCGTACATTACTGTGCTTTCCCGTCTTCGTGTTTGTCAGCGTTACGCAGCGCCGTCACTAAAGATTCTACTTCGCGCATAGGCCGCGCCAAAAGGTAATCGTGCAAAGCGCGCAACAGTGATTCAGGCACTAGGTATTGCTGTTCCACGTTAGGCTCCAATTAAGTGATGGGCGCCAGACGTACCGGAATGCAGTCGCTCAACCAAGCCTTTGACGTACTGCGCCAACTGAGTAGTTGTTACGGTAGCGGTGTCAAACGAGGCAGTGTTGGCAGTGCCAGTTGGCAAGCCAAAACCCGTCTGCAATGACCGAATATAAGAGTTGCTGCCGCTGCCAGTGTTTACTGCAAGCTGGGAACTAGCAACCGTTACTTGGCTGGCAGTTATTTGAAATTTGCTAGTTCCGCCAATGACAAAGTTCATGCCCGACAGCGCAGACGAGTAAACAATGTAGTCGCCATTGAACGACGTAGTGCGCCAATCTGCTGCCAAGTTGCCAGAAGCCGTAGCCGCATTGTTTAAGTAAATGCGGTCATTGCCCTTAAGCGAAATAGCCGCTTTGTTTGTGCCAAAGTCTAGCGAGGACATAGCCAAATCAAGGCCAGTAACCCATTTGCCGGTTGCGGAAATTAAAGCGTCGCAAGTGGCGCTGCCGTTGCTCTGCGCTCGGTAGCCCATCCACACTGCGCTTTTTGCGCCGGTTGCCACCGTGCGAGTAAAGTTGTTGACTAGTCCAACCGCAGCCGAATCAAATCCGTTATCCGAAAGCGCGGTTTCGTAGGGGTTAAGGTATACGCCATCTGCGCCTGCGGTCATGTCGCCATTGAACAGCGAGGCGGCAGGGTTGGCAAGGAAGTTAGTGCTACCGGCTTTGGTTCCGGTAACAAACGCAGTAGCGTTGTATGCTACGGCATCGCCTTGCCCGTAATTGTCTACCTTTGTGCGGTAAGCAACAGCCGCAGTGCGCCCCACATTGCTAGAAGTGCTTTGGTTGTAGCCGCTGCTGTTGTAAACGTAGGTAAAGTACGGGTATGCCTCAGGGGTGTAAACGTAGCCCGTTGTAGGTTGCCCAAGCGTCGCTGCGCCAGTAATGCGATGTTCAACAGGAAACTGGCACTTTGCCAAGTCGCCATTGAACGCTGTGTCAATACTAGCGGTATTCCCTAACGCTGACGGCGCAGCCTTAATAGCCGCAAAGAACTTGCCGCGCTTGTTTCCGGCAGAGTCTTTAATCTGTCCGTAGCCATTGTAAGGGCCGTCTAGGTCGGTTGCGGAGACAGTAGTGCAGTTGTACACGCCAGCGGGGACGGTAACCAAAGTGGCAGCAGCGTCAGCAGCAAGCACGGTAGTGCTGTTGTTGGTGGTGCCGTTGCCGTTGATAACACCGTAGTCGCCAAGGCCGTTAACGCCAGCATCCGCCTGGTCAAACAGCGACACGTCCGAGAACTGCTCCTGAGCAAACCCAGTAGCCATCACGGACAGCGTGTAGCGACCGTTGTCGGCGTAGAAGGCAAACTCGCCCTCGGCGTCGGACAGCAACGCGCCTGGGGCAATCACCGTGACGCCGTTGTCGGAATAGATGGTGGCAAGGCTTGCCGTACCAAAAATGTAGACCGCAATAGAAGCACCAGCGACCGCATTACCCTTGAGGTCTTGAATCGAATTCTGGTACTTCTGCACGATTAGCCCTCGGCGGTCTTGGGGGGTCGTCCTCGACGGCGAGCAGCAAGCTCATTCACAACCGGAGCCGCCTCGGTGGGCGTGTCGGGATTGTACCGCGACCAGCCGTTGTTTTCATCCTCCACAGCCTCGACTTCGCTGATAGCGACTTTTCTGCCGTGGACGGGGTGGGATAGGTAAATGACCATACAAGGGTCAGGGGGCCGAAGCCCCCTTTCCCAGTGCCGTTAGGCTACGCGGTACAGCGTCCAAGCGCCGTCACCCGTCTTGCGGGCGCGGAACAGGGCCGAGGTAACGGTCGCAGCAGTCAGCGTGCCAACGATGGTCCAGCCCGTGCCAGCCGCGAGGGTCAGCGTGCTGCCAGCCGTGTTGATGAAACTGACTTCAAAGCCAGAATCCACCTTCGGGTTGACCAGCGCGGCTTCCAGCACCGCCACGGTGGGCAGCGTCTGGGTGCCAGGCGTGCCGCTGCACACCACGATACCGGCGAGCAACTGAGCCGCCGTGAGCGTGCCAGCAGCGGAAACCGCAGCAGGCGTGGACTGGATAACAAGGACCGGCTCGTTGACGTTGCCGTCCGTGAACTGGTAGCCACCACCAAGAGAAGGAAATGCCATGAGATAAACTCCTTAAACTCGCTAATTTCTGTATAGATGCGTAACCCCGGCTGTTACACCGGGGTCACGGTAGGGCTGTTAGCCCCACATCCGCGCAGCACCCTGCGGACGGATAACCGAGTAGCCGTACAGCACGTCGATACGGCAGGGCATACGGTCGTTGTTGATGTCGTACTGACGCACGACACGCAGCGAGATACCGTTATGCACCTGACGCGAGGCCATGTCCACACCCTGCGGGAGCAGGAGGTCGGCAGTGGCGAACGTGATGGCGTCCTTCTGGTAGACCAGATTCTGCGGGTACACCGTAGAAGCCGAACCCAGCACCGTCACAGCAGCGTTGTCAGCCGGGAAGGCGCTGATGGTCGCCAGTGCGCTGGTCGGGGTGTACATGGCGGGGGAGACCGACACGCTGGACCACGCACCCGAGGACGCGGTGGCGAGGGCCGTCACCGTGAACTGCTGGAGCGAACCAGTGGACTGACGGGTCTGCGGGTTGACCGAGAACACGCCAGCGATGGTGAACACGTCACCAACCGCAAACGTGGCCGAACCCGTGCCACCGTCAATTGCCAACGTCGTCGCACCCTGAGTGGTGACCGCGCCGTTGACAAGGATGGTGTCGGTCGCCGAACGCGAACCAGTCGTGTGCGACACGATGCTCTGGCTCATGTTGATTTCCTCGTAACCGAGGACGCCTTCACCCATCATGCCCGACTTGAACTGCTTGCTGATGGTCGAAACGGGGTTAAAGAGACCCTTCAAGCCCTCAACCAAGCCAGCGTTTGCAGCCGGGTTGACGGTCGCGTAACGCATATTGCGCGGCGCAGCCTGTTCGTCCAGCTTCTGGTGGGCAGCAAGCAGGACAGCCGACGTACCCGGCGTGGTGCCAGGCGTACCGACCGACTGGTAGATGCTCTTGTAAGCATTCGCCACGTCGTTGTCCACGGAGGCAGCCAACTGGCTGATACGCGGCTTGAGCACGCGGTCAGCGAAGTCGTCCAACTGCATGGTCAGTTCAGCCGACGTGAAGTTCACGCCGATGTGCTTCTGGTTGGACACGGCAAGCGTGGTGAACTGCTCGTTGTCGTCCTGCACCTGCAGGGCGGCACCGTCAGTGACCAGAGCGCGGTCCGGCAGACGGATACGCAGGGTGGAGCCAATCTTGGCACCTTCCACGGCAAACGAGTCGTCGTAGGCGCGGTTTACGTTACGGGTGAGTACCAGTTCGTTCTCGAAAATAGCGAGAGCCTTACGGGTAATCATGTCAATCGTCAGTAACGAATTACTCATGGAACATTTCCTTTCAAGTGTGGTAAAGTCTCTTCCGTACTACTTTTTTCAGGAGTCAACATGATTAGCTTTGTGTTCGATGGTATTGAATACCGGGTTTACGACCACCTTTTTGCTGTATCACGCTGCGGGAAAGTTCTTAGAGGCTGGCACCCGTACTCACCGCGAAAACACCCTCAAGGTTATTTGCAGCTTGGTCGCAAGCGTTTGATGCATCGTGTAGTGGCTAAGTGTTGGGTTCCCGGATATTCCGAGAACAAACTTGTCCATCACATTAACGGCATCAAAGACGACAACCGGGCTGAAAATCTAGAGTGCGTTACGGCGCAAGAACATATGGGCGATAGGCATCACGGTCTAAATGGGCATTACATTCGCACACCGGAAACCATTGAGAAACTTCGCGCCTACCGAACGGGGAGAAAAGACTCCGAAGAGACAAGGGCTAAAAAAGCCGCTCAACTCAACGAGGTCGTCCCGCGCAGAGGCGCAATTTTCAACGGCGTCCGTTATCGCTCTGTAACCGCAGCGGCTCAAGCCGCCAGGATACCAATCGCTACGTTCCGCGTCAGATGCGCTTCTAAAAACTTTCCCGAATACGAACTAGACCCTCCCGAGGGTTGATGAAGTAGCGGGTTATCGGCGCTGCGCTTCCCACTTAGCAATCTGCCTCCGCCGGTCAGCCTCAATCCATTCCGACGTACTCATGGTCTTTACAGACCTTGGGTCGGTGGTGTCGTAGGCCGGGGACTTAGTCCCACGGGCGGTAACAGGTGCAATCGGCGGTGGCGCAGAAGTTGAGCGTTTGACCGGCGGGTTGGACAGCAGTTTTGCCTCCAGCCTACCAATCTCCTTCGCCTGCAGGAACGGCGGCAGGTCGGCAATCTTCGATGCTTCTGCGGGATTGGAGCCGAGGTAGTAGGCTACGTCAGGACCAACTTCAGAAGACCGAATGGTGTCTGCCATCACCTGCGTGATTCGGACGTGGTCCCCGTATGCGACTTGCTTAAAGTCTGCATAGCGTTCCGTCGCCACTTCCTCACGTTCGTGATAAGCCGACAGGGTCTCGACCTGCATCCGCTGCATTTCACGCTGCTGGATGAGTTCGTGTGCCTTCTTGTACGCCAACGCTTCCGCGTAGGCATCCGGCGACTCAAACTGCTCCATCGGCGGGACTTCCAGCGGCTGCTGCGGTACGGCTTGCGCCGCCTGCATGGCCTGTTCCCTTGCCCACTTACGCTGCTCTCTTGCGAGACGCTTGCTGATGGCGGCGTCCAAATCCTCCTGAGTGAAGGTCTTGGGCGTGACTTCAGCCTCCGGCGTTTCAACTACTGCGGTCTCAGGAGATGCCGTGGCTACCTGTTCCGGCGCGGGTTCAGCCGCTACAACTTCAACATCTGACATGGTGATTCCTAAGAATCCCTGGTGTAACGCACCAGTACGTTTAGAATCAGTCTACTCCGCACTACAGCGAAGTCAATACTAGGCAGCACAAGCCACCCACAGCCCCGCCAAGGGCCGTTGCAGCAAAGTCCCGTACATCGGGCGTGCCGTGTCCGCGCTTGTCCCAGACCTCTTTAGCCGCGCCCAGCAAGGCAGCGGTGCAGATGGCAAACCACAAGCCGAGGGGGTACAGCGTCGCCGCCATCGCCCAGCCCCACCAAAAGTGCGCCTGCTTATCTATGGCGAACTTCACAGCGCCCCCTGCACCATCAACAGCCCCAGCCTCGCAAACGCCACAAACGGCTCCTGCGCGGTCACATCAGCAGCGGCGTAGACGGCGTTTACCTGCGCTTGCGTGACGGTCAGCCCGCCAGCGATGCACATCTGGTAGCACAGCACCGGGTCACCCGGCGTGCTGCCTGTCTGCACCCAGTCGCCGTTCTCGTCCTGCTCCCACACCTGCTCGGGAACCAGCGCCGCAAACTCCGGCGAGATGAGGCCGGTGCTGACGTAGTGCGTTGCCGGTGCGTTGCCTGTCGCAGACAATCCCGTGAGCCACATATTCTGCCCAGCGGTGGGCGAGAGGGTGGCGGCGATGTCACGCGCCAGCGGAGTGGTGGCGGCGGTGCAAATCAGGGTTCTGAACGACCAATCAGCCATTAGATTACGACCCCGGTCTTAGTTGCAACGTAGGCTTCGGTAGAAGCGAGTTCAGAGGCGCTCAGGGTTTTGCCGCAGATGATGAGTTGGTAGAAGTTGCCGTTAAACGGCAAAGTGGCATTGTTGCGGCGACCGATATACAGCGCCGTGTTGGTAAAGTTTCCCGTTCCTGCTGGGCCAATGATGTTGGTCAGCGTTGGGGTTGCGCCATTGATTCGCGGGACAACCTCGGTGTCCGTTGTGCTTTGTGCGTTATCAAATGCTACGAACAGCACGTTCGTAGTTGGCGATGTGTAAGTAGTTGCTCGGCGGGCAGCAAGAGAACTTCCGCTGCATTGGAACGTATATTCTGCTGCAACGCTTCCGGGAGCTAAAACACCAAACGTGCCAAGGTTGCTAGAACTGTTTGCGCTCAATTCAACAAGAACACCAATAGCCGCATCGCTCAACTTCGTAACACCCGCGCACACTGACATCTTGTCCGTCGCGGTAAAGTCGATGCTGTTCGTATTGAACGAGTCATCAGTGACGAAGTACAGGTACGGCAAAAACCCCGCCGTCGCGTAGTCCGTAGCAGCGGCGATGCGCTGGTATGTTCCGGCGGAAGAGCCGGTGACCAGTTGAGCGCCCCAAAGGTAGGTAGAGCCAAACCCGCTAGCATTTCTATCCTGAAGAGGCCACAGCTGGGCAGAAGTTCCAGTCGCAGTAAAGGTAAAAGAATACCTAACCCAATCTGAGGTTGGCGTGTACGTCCCTATGTTTGTTCCAGCGGTATCATTTCTAAGAACTAACGCATTTGTGCCAGTATTAGATTTTGCGTAGAAAGAATAAGTGTACTGAGCGCCAATTATTAGCCCGGTATAAGTATTAGTTACGCCGCCAAACTGGGCGGTTACGGTTACCAAATCTGCCGTTGATGTTCCATCTGGAGCAGTTGTTACATTTGCAGAAACAGTAGCACCGGACTTTATCCAAAAAGCATTATCAAACTGCTCACTGTACGTCAGCAGGTTGTACCGCGCCCGCAGCACGGGGCGGGAGGCTGCGGTGGCTTGCGAGGCGTGGTTGCCTGCAATGATTTCAATGCGAATGTCGGTAATCGTGCAGGTTTGCCCTGCGCCAATTCGAAAAATGTTGAAGTTTG